TACGGGATTACAGTATCCGAGTATGAGGCGAACTGGTCGTTCTTTTTGCAAGGCGACGACGCTACCCAGTTCCGTACCGAGTGGGAAGCAGCCGACCTGGCGGGCATTAACTTTAAATCGTTCTTATATAACCACGAATACACTCAGTTGTTCCAATAGTTTAATTGGTGTCGGGCCCTGGATCCAGGGCCCGCATCCTATTCAACTAAGGAGAGAGACCATGACACGGCAAGAGATTATAGATCTATTCGACAGCACTAACATCACACTAGTAGAGTTGTCCCGTATCTCGGGACGTTCAATAAAACAATTAAAAAGAATTCTTACGGAAACATAGGCGAGCTTGCTCGCTTCGCTCGCAAAAAATGTCAAGGGCGCAGGGCAAATTAGTTACTCGCTTCGCTCGTAAAAAAATGTCAAGGGCGCAGGGCAGATTAATTTATTCACCTGGAGTACACTATACTTGTTGACTGCTTGTATGTACCGTGGTATCAAATAGGTGTTCTCAATTAGAAAAGGAAAGAACAATGAAAGTTAACTTTATAGATGATGACATTCCGGTAAATGCAACCATTCCTCTTAAAAATTTAATGAAAATTGATGAGATCTTTACTGAAGTTGGGGCAGATTGGACTGCCTATAGTAGTGCTGCTTACCTGCACAAGGAGATTAAAACTGCAATAGAGGAGGCGTTGACGCGTTTAAATTGGAAAGCGGAATACCTTCAAAGTTCTTTCGACAGTGTAATCGAGTACAAAGTAACCAAAGAAAAAGCAAAGGAGGATGCATAGATCGAGGGGCTACGGCCCCTCTTTTACCTCGAGCCCAGGCGTTGACGCGCCTGGGCTTTTTGCGTACCGGCCCAGCGCCTGGGCAAGCCTATAAAAAAAGAGCAGGGCGCAGGGCGCAGGGTTAAAATAAAAAGGGCGCAGGGCGCAGGGCAAGGGCGCAAGGTTAATTAATACTTGTAAGCCCTGCACAATCTGCTAGTATTTAAGCATTCAACAATGGAAAGAAACAACATGAAAAACGGAATCATATACAACGGGCCAAGCCTCTTGGATGGTAAACCAATTGTCGTTATAGCGACCTATAGCGACCGCAACACTAAGACGGGCAAGGTGCTGCAAACCTATATTATCCGCTCGGATATCTCACCTTTAAACGCAAGTAAAACGGGCGCAGATTTCAGTATCTGCGGCGACTGCAAATTCAGAGGCACACCGACGACCGACCCAGTGCGCAAGCAAGCGGTTAAGCGTGACTGCTACGTTAACCTCGGTCAAGGTCCAACAATCGTTTACAAATCATACATGCGCGGCGTCTATCCGGCGGCGGATAACGTGGGCGACCGCGTTGACTTAGGCGCAGGGCGCGTCGTTCGCATCGGAACTTACGGGGATCCGGCGGCGGTTCCGTCCTGGATATGGGACCAACTCATTCGCCAATGCGAATCACACCTGGCATACTCGCATCAATCCGGATTCCGTCCAGATATCGCGATGCAAAGCGCAGATACCGAAGCGCAAGCCCTAGACCATTGGGACCGTGGCAACCGAACCTTTAGAGTTATCGCGGATCTTGGCGAGTTAATCAAAGGCAAAGAGATCCTATGCCCAGCCAGCAAGGAAGCAGGGCAGCGGGTCCAATGCAATGCCTGCAAATTATGCGGCGGGACCTCGGTCAAGTCGTCGAAGTCAATCGCAATCGTGCAACACTAACCAATCAAGGGGACCAAGGGCCACGGCTCTTGGTCCCCTTTTCTTTTTGCCTGCGCAGGCGTACAATAAAAAAAGAATCAGGGCGCAGGGCGCAGGGCGCAAGACAATTTATCCACCAATAAAGGGCGCAGGGCGCAGAACAACTCAGGTACAGTGTCAACGCGCAGGGCGCAGGGCGCAAGGCACCCCAAATCAAGGACCATGGGCCCCTGATCACCCCCAAATAAAAGTATATCACGGTCCTTGGACCTCTTTACCAAGTAAAAACTTTGGCCTCCACGGGCATGATATGCCATGTGCCAAGCGATTTGATGAGGCGAGATGGAAACTGCGTTGGATTTAGTAACCTTGAGTTCCAACCAAAAGGGTAAGCCGTCCCAAACCATGTGAACATCAGGCACACCTCCCCCATGTTTGTTTTCAATCCGTGTTGCGAAGCACTTTTTCGGGAGGTTGTTGCGGATCGTGTTCCAAAAGTTCGCTTCCGGTCCCTTGCTCATCGGGTTCTTCCTTTGGTGTTATGTCAACCATAAATGCCTGCGGGTATCTCTTCTGAAGATCAGCCAACCGACCGACAATTTCATCTCTTGATAGCTGATCGATGGTGTTGACTTGCTCTCGTCTATCGACAGTCAGACCACCCAAAGCGGCACGGATTTTCTCTGCGTTAATTGCGGCAGAAAACTGACCCGCTTCCTCCGCTCCGTTGCTTAACTGGTGCAGTCTCTCCAACTGCCCTATTGTGGTGACCCCATAGCGTCTCTCCCGTTCCTTCCTTAGATCTTGGATGTACTCCAATACATGTGGGTACTCCCGGCCATTCAAGAGCTTGGAGGCTTGGTTGTTTGCCACATCGTGAGAATACCCAGCCTTACGAGCGCACTCAGCATTGGAATAAATCCCCTCAACTATGTGTCTTGCAAAGGTCGTTTGCCTGTTAGTCAGAGTTCGACCATGCTCTTCCTCAATCTTCTTTTTGTTCGCGGTTTTCATGTTTCCCCCGTTGTTGTTTGGATACAAGTTATATCACAGTGAGGACGTTAGCAACGGGGACAAGGCCGCTGCTTTTCAGTTCTATATAGGCGTTTTCTTCCCAGAAGTGTACTCATTGTCCTCAAGTGTCCTCAGATATGGGCTGGTTTAAATTATATAAAAAAGGAAGTGAGGACAGTGAGGACAGTGAGTACGTCATATTTAAATGAAAAATAAAAATAAAAATAAAATCTGTGTAAAAAACGCCTATAGTGTATTCACTGTCATCGGGGTAAAATCACCCAAGATCCGTGGACCGAGGTCCAGTACCTGCAAAACAATCGTTTGACATACAAGTTTCCTGCAATTAGGGTACAAGTATCAACTAGATATTAACATCAACGAGGATTATTATGAAACTAGAACTTAAAGCAATCAAGCATACTGAGTGGGCAAGTGAAGAGACACATTGCTACCAAGCGTCTTTATTTGTGGACGGCAAGCCTGTTGCTATTGTGAGCAACGATGGGCACGGCGGATGCGATCGTGACTATGACCACCCTAAGTTCAAGGGTGACTACCGCGCTACGATGAAGGCGGTTCACGAGTATTTCAAATCATTACCGAATGAGCCTAGTGAGTGGAGTGAGGATGGTTTTGCTCAGTCATTAGAGGGTTGGTGCGGTGACCAAGTAAATGATTGGCTTTCTACGAGGGAACTCAAGCGCAAGATGAAGTCTTATGTTTTAATTCAACTCTTATCCAAGGAGGGTATTTACCAGACCAAGTACCACCCGACTACGACCAAGGGCGAATGGGTTATTAACAAGCAAGCGGGTGAGACTAGACGTATCTTAAACGATATGCCGTTTGACGAGGCTCTAACACTTTGGAGGGCAAGCGCATGATACTTTTACCCAACTCAACATATGTTGAACTCTACGCAACGATGGCGGAGGCTATTATGGTAGAGCATCAAGGTGACCTCATTGAACTTTATGAGCCTCCTGAGGAAGAGGGGGATGTGTGCTTCACTGAAGAGGCTCAAGATTTATTTGACGAGTACTGTAGTCTTGTTGAGGGTGTTCTTGCGGATGTTGGCATCGGTCAAGACTACGACCTTGCCGCAACTGAGAACATGGTTGCGGTGGCGATATGAACAATCCATTTATGTCAGACTTGGAGATGAACGTCTTGCAAGTTGCGATTGACCACATGGTTGAGCACCTTGAGGATCTTTGTGCAAATGACGAGGATGCAAGACGTTCTCTTGAGGCATTTGACACTAGGGGTGTCAACCTCACTCGGTTGGAAGCCGCCAAGCGGTTGAAGGAGAGGTTCGCATGACCCCTACAGAAAAAGTTGAGCTATTGACCAAGGAGTATGAAGCATGGTGCGCGGACGCTGAACAAGAGTTCAAGTGCATGGATGCTTTAGAGTTGATCCATGAGTACGAGCTCACTCCCGAGCAATCCACATGGATATATGATTTCATCAAGCGTTGGGATGGGATGTGGAATGACTTGGACGCGCAGTATAATTCAAGTCACCTTCCACCTTATGAGACACGATGGTCCACGACTTTGGAATCGGCCAAGCGTGTGAAGGAGGCTATGAAATGAGTGCCTACTACAACGAGATCGATCCGTATGCCGCAGAATGGCTACGCAATCTAATCAAACAAGGACACATCGCGGATGGTGTTGTCGATGATAGGAGCATCAGTGATGTCAGACCAGAAGAACTTTTTGAATTTACTCAGTGCCACTTCTTCGCAGGGATTGGCATCTGGAGCCACGCACTCAGGAGCGCAGGATGGGCCGACGACCGACCTGTTTGGACCGGATCGTGCCCGTGTCAGCCTTTCAGCGGTGCAGGCAAAAGAGCAGGGACTTCTGACGAGCGGCATTTGTGGCCCCATTGGAACCACCTCATTCAAGAGTGTCGCCCTGCAACAGTCTTTGGAGAGCAAGTTGCAAGCAAGGACGGCCTCGGTTGGCTCGACCTTGTACAAACTGACATGGAAGCAAAGGACTACGCCTTCGGGGCGTTCGATCTCAGCGCATCGGGGTTCGGCGCTCCGCACATCAGGCAACGTCTCTGGTTCGTGGCCGACACCGACAACGCGGGATCACAAGGGCGGATACCAAGGGGGCCGGATCAGGAACGGGAAGATCAGCACGGACACCTTGGACGTAACGGCGCAACTCACATCGGGGTGGCCGACACCACAAGTGGCGGACGACAACATGAGCCGAGTGAAAAACCCTCAAGAGTACAGTCGGAAGAGGCTGGAAACGAGGCATGCGGGTCAGAACTTAGCGGACACAGCGCAAGCTCTGACGGGGCCAATAAGACTAACGGCCACTGGCGAGATGCTGACTGGCTCTTCTGCCGAGATGGCAAGTGGAGGCCAGTTGAACCCAGCACATGCCCGTTGGTTGATGGGGCTACCTCAAGGGTGGGACGACTCCGCGCCTACGGTAACGGCATCGTTCCTCAAGTCGCGCAAGGTTTAATAGAGAGCTACATAGAAACAAGGAAGGAAACATAATGCCAAATCATTGCTATCAACAAGTCACGATCACAGGTCCACGGGCCTTGATCTCACAAATAGAAGACAACCTTAAATGCGAAGAGTCTCGGTTCTGCGATTTGATAGCGCCGATGCCGTTCGATATGTGGATTGCTCCGGACCAAGGAAATGTTGGTGCTTGGTACGAGTGGCGCAACGAAAACTGGGGCACCAAGTGGGATGTCTGCGCGGTTGAAATGGGTGACCTTCGCCTTATCGGTGACGGCACAACAAAGGAGATTGAGTTTCAGTGTTGGACAGCTTGGGCACCTCCGATCCCTGTGTGGGACAGGTTGGTTGACTTGGGGTGCGAGGTTGAGGCCGATTACCAAGACGAGGGGGGCATGTTTGAGGGCACCTACAGAGACGGACTGGACGAGTGTTGGGTTCCAGCAGATGTTTATGAGGAAGATGAGGTCATGAATTTAGACAAGGATGTTTATGAGGAGGAAGAATAATGGGACGA